GCTGCCGCTGGTGCACGCAAAGATGATTACCTGTCATTCTTTAGCGACAGCAATCGAGCCAATCTTGACCTGATGTATCAGTTGCAAAACGCAATTGCCGCGGCCAAACTAATTATTATAGCAAAGCTTGACAGCCTCAAAAAGATAAATACATTTGTGCAAACAAGTGATGGCTATCGCGTAACAAGTCAAGAAGGCTTTGTTGCAATTGACCGTCTTAAAGGCGGTGCTGTTAAACTGGTTGACCGCATGACATTCTCTAAAAATAATTTTGATCCAAACATAATCAAAGGCTGGCAAAAATGAATATACAAAACGATCCATTGGTAGAGATAGCACGCGCCATTCTTGAAGGAGCATCACACAAGTTTGGCGATACTGTAGCAGCATCCAGCATTGAGGCTGGCGAGTTTACATATGCGACACAAAAGATTGACCATAAGTATGGCAACTTTGATGAGTACTTGGATCCCACTGAAGGTGGAGGCGGAGGCACATCTGGTATGTTTGTTGACAAACAATGGGAAAAATTCTATAAAGCAAACGACCTGCGTTTTACAGTATTTAGTTATATGCTTGATCTCTTTACTCCTAAGAGCGCAACCTTACTAGCATTTTCAAAACGTATGATGCAATTTCCGCCTCATAAAAGCAGCCCAGAAAAGTATGACCTGATTGATGAGGTTAGAGCAACATACACACATGTTGGAGTTGTTCGTACAACAGAACGCTATCGCCTGATTGTTGATGAGTCAACCTATAAAGCATTGCCGCAGGATGTGATTGGCAACACAACATATGACTATAGTTTTCATGCTGGTGAAGGAACTGTCGCTAGTTTTCTGATGGCAATTGGCGACAGCGAAGGCGATGTCAAAAGCAAACTTAAAAAGGCATTGGGCAAAGTCAAGGCAGAATATATTGGCAACGCAACAGAACTCAAATATGCGCAAAAGCGCGCAGTAGGACGCTAATATGAATTGTTTAAATATACAACACGACCCATTGGTAGAGATTGCGCGCGCGATGCTTGAAGGCAATTCAACGGCAGCCAAAAGAAAAGCTCATTTCTCTAAGCAAAGCAAGATGTCTGATTCCAATGCCGCTGCATATAAACCGGCGCCTGGAGATGCAGCAGCTGAAACAGTTCCTTCGCAGTATACCAAAGCGTATGCTGCAAAATATGATAAAGAATCTGTTGATTTTGATCAAGACCAAACACTCGACGAAGCAGCACAATTGGCTGGCCTAAAGACCAAATCAGAAAAAAGTGGAATATCATATGGTATACTTAAACAAGTATTTGATCGAGGAATGGCTGCATGGAAAACAGGTCATCGCCCAGGAGCAGGCCAACACCAATGGGCATATGCACGCGTCAACAGTTTTATAATGGGTGGTAAAACACGAACAACCGGTGATGCTGACTTGTGGGCAAAACATAGCGGCAAAAAAGAATCATTGGAAGAAGAAAGCTGGGAAGATGGATATGAGCGGCGCGTAATTAAAGTTACTAGTGCTGAGCATAAACAACAGGGACACCTGTGGAGAATCAAAGGGAAAGCTGATGCATCAAAAACCATAAAATATTACAAAACCAAACCAGACTTTGAAGAATTTGTAAAGCAAATGAAAAGAGTTGCTGGTCACGAATTTGGCGGATAAAGTTTAAACGCGTATGAATATACAAGACGATCCGTTAGTAGAGCTAGCACGTGCTATACTTGAGACACAGCAATTGGATGAAGGCTTTAAGGAATTGCTGTTTGCGCTGTTTTCAATAGGCGCCGGAATGTATGAAGTGGATTATATAGCTGACTTGCTAAATAAACACAATGTACCAGCTACACAACAGGTTGACACAGTACAAAAATTGCAGCAACAGTTAAAAGACCCGCGATTTGATAGTGCAGCCGTAAAGGTTATAGGCAAATTGCAAAACAGTACTGTTGTTAAAGGCAGTAAAGCCCAAGTGGTAAGCGCCGCACGCTCTTTTATATTGCCCAATGAAGTGTTTGGCAAAAATATAGAAAACCCAAATAACGACCAATTGATGACGCCTTACCGCGACGATGCAGGATTGTGGACAATTGGTGTTGGTCATCTGATGGGCAACGGCTCTGCTGCTGCAAAAGACGCATGGGTTAAGGCGCGTGTCTCGGCTGGCAAAAGCACTATAATCACACGCGCTGAGGCGCTTAAGATGTTTGATGCCGATGTTGAAAAACATTATGAACGCGCGTATATCAAATTTAAAGGTGTGTGGAACGGCTTATCGGTGCAATTAAAGGTTGCTCTTGTAGATATATCTTATCGCGGCGACCTGGAGAAAGCTGGTGCAAAAGATTTTGACTTTGTGCAATCAATTAAAAAAGGTTTGTTTAAAACCGCAGCAAAACAATACCTAGATCACTCTGAATATAAAAAGCGTTCATCCGTAAAACCTGATGGCGTAGTTAAGCGTATGCAAACCAATGCTAATCTTATAGCAAAAGGATAATATAAATATAGCAATATGAGCAAACCATTTTCTTTTCATGACATGATGGCTGTTGATCCAACCCAAGGGAGTTGGAATGACGCTATCGGATTAATTGCATACCAATACAAAAAGCGTCGCCGTGGGCTAATCGGTGAAAGCTCTGATGAATTGACACCAACTGCAGAAGAGACTAGCCTTAAAGAATCTCCTTTTGCATTTAATCGTGAACAGGCATTAAAAAATATTGCGGCTGATTTGGATGCTGCATATAAAAAAGATAAGGAAACCACATTAAGAGTTAATCGTTTGCTTGGGCAGCTAGTTGAGGCCGCGTACAAATGCTTTGAAATTACAAATATCAGAGAAAAAGACCTGTTTAAATACAATTTGCTCAAAGCAATATCAAATCAAGCCGACAAGAACGTTGATAAACTTGATACTTTTGAATTGGCCAAGGCAGTTCATGGTAAAAAATGATATAAATCATAATATGATCAAGTCCTTTAAGAGTTTTACTGAAGAACGCACCAATGGTGTAGTGGTTACCTTTGGTCGCTACAATCCACCAACAGTTGGACATGAAAAATTATTTGATGCTGTCTCAAAAATTGCAAAAGGCAAAAACTTTCTAATCTATTCGTCACAAAGCCAAGACGCAAAAAACCCGTTGGGCTATGATGACAAGATTAAGTTTCTTCGCAAAATGTTTCCATCATATGGCCGCAGCATTATATCTGATAAAAGCGTAAAGAATGTATTTGATGTTGCTGTTAAAGCATATGACACTGGTTATACCAAATTGACGCTTGTTGTTGGTAGTGATCGCACTGATGAATTCACCAAGCTCTTAAATAAATATGATGGCATTAAAGCAGCACACGGTTATTACGTATTCCGCGATGGCATTGAAGTAAAGAGCGCCGGTGAACGCGATCCTGACAGCGATGGTGTTGCTGGTATGAGTGCTAGCAAAATGCGAGCAGCTGCAGCAGACAATGATCTTGAATCATTTGCAAAAGGAGTACCCAAAACATTTGGTGATGTGAAAGACTTGTTTAATGCGGTGCGCGTTGGACTGGGTCTTAAAGAAAGCCACAACTTCCGCAAGCACGTACAATTTGTACCTGTTTCAGAAAATCGTGAACGCTATATTGCTGGCGAGATTTTCAACAAAGGCGATGTGGTATACAGCATCAAAACTGGTGAAGCCGAATTGATGATCTTGGAACAAAAACCAAACTATGTGGTGTGTAAGAACCTGCATACACTGGCCGAAAGCAAAATCTTTGTTGCGGATCTCCGCCTTACCTTAGAACAAACACAACCATTAACAGTATGAAAAATTTAGTAGAAGAAAGACAAAAACGCATTGTGCAATTGGCAACGCACAGTCCTTATGATGACTTGATTGCAAGCTTCGTTGAAAGCACAGCGGACTTTGAAAGCCTTAGTATTCTTGATATTAAAGAAAAGTATCATGCATTCATTGAAGAAAACACACCACCTGATTATGAAGATGGCGGTATTGTTGTTGGAGAATGCTTTAAGATTCGTTGTGTTGAGAGCCATGGCGGTTGCCGCATTGGTGAAACCTACAACGGCCGCTGGGTGCCAGGCGAAACTGCTAACGTGCTACGCCTGCAAGTCGAAGATCTCCCTGGTGCTACTCAACACCCAATTGCTTTTTACAATAAAAATACAAACTACGTCTCAATCCCAAAACAATTCAAACTATTATGAAAACACTATCACAAATCCTAAATTCACCAACGGCCGTTGACCTCGTTGAAGGTACTGCATGGAAAATTCTTAATACAACACTTCGCGGCCTTGGCTTTGAAGCAGCTACCGGTTCAGACCTGCGTTCGTTTAAAGGAATCGCTAAAGACGACATTTACAATCTATATGGTATTCCAATGCGCGCTGGCAAGTGGGCCGATGTATGGTTTGTTATTCTTGAAGATGGCTATGCAATTGTCAACGACGAAAAGGTGACCATGTTTGATCATATGGGTGATGCTCTTAAAGCTATTCAAAAGATTGGCGTTCAACAGAAGAAGAACGTTACAGAAGAGACACTTGAAGAAAAGTTGAGTGCGGATGACGAGGCAGGTGTATGGATCAGCGATTTTGTAAAGAGTGATGACCCACGTTTTGAAGGCAAAAGTAAAAAGGAACGCATCAAGATGGCACTAGGCGCTTATTATGCGGCCCAAAACGAAGAGTTTGAGACCGAAGGTGTTCAACTGGATGAAGAAGTTGACTATTATAAATTCAAACAATTGGCTATCCTTGGATTGCTATCGCCGGCCGACGCAAACAAAGCAGCACTTGGTATGAAAGCTATTGAAGGCGGCCATCCTCCAACTCAAGAACAAAAAGCAATCATTGGCGATACTCTTGTGCTGTTGGTCAACATGATTACGGGTGATAGCGCGGTATTGAATAAATTAAAGAAGACTGCGCGCGACGCAAAAAACACCGCTGCATAATGTTTGCGCTTGGCATGCACTTTTGGAACGCGCAGGCAGCTGCTCTACCCGCGGGCATTGGCAGCGACAATCCCGCAAATGCGGCCGAGCCAAATGCTACGGCATGGGTGCTGATGGATGGGCCATGGTACAACACTGCAGGCAATCCAAGTTCTGGATTTATTGGCGGTCAAAGTTGGAGAAAAATGGCTCCAGGAGCATCTGTAAATGGTAAAACGTCTTATACATATGGAGATGAGACTGTGAACTGGACTGGATCTGTATGGCAGTACACCAACACAGGTTTGGGTGTTATTTCATCATCAACTGCTAATGTTACATATCCTTGGTTAGCAACAAATTGGACCAACGGTTTCACTGCAGCAAAAATTACGTCGTCATATGTAAAAACTACAAATTATCCAGCTGTTCCATAATCAATTGGATCCAATTGTTCATTGGCCGTATCGGATAAATAACAATACTCCCTTCGGGAACCTACGGTTAATCTAATCGGTAATAGCTGCCTTGATTAAGAAGCCTTAATGTATTAAAGGTTATACAACGCCTCGCCGTTTGCTATAAAGTATTATACAACAAGCCATTAATCTTGTAAAGGATAAAATTCATAAATTAGAAAAATAAACAAATGGAATTGGACAAAAGAAAACAAATTGTTAAGAGTGTTCAAGCTGCATTAGGACTAGACCCGGATGGTGTTGACGGTCTAATCACATGGGCAGCTATTGCGTCTAAGGTTGGTGCTGTCGCGCCCGCTCCTGATATAGCAGTGGTTGCTAGTACGCCACCCGTCGGCATCAGCGCCAACGCATATAAACTTATTCTTAAATATGAAGTGGGTGGCGGCCTGGATTATTACAATAAAGCGCTAAAGCACCCATGTTACCCAGGCGGGCAAAGCGGTGTTACCATTGGCATTGGCTATGATATGGGTTACAATAGCGCAGCACAATTTGCAACAGACTGGAAAGACATGTTGCCATCCGACACATATCTTCGTCTAGCGCTGCACCTTGGCAAAAAAAGCGGCGCAGCAGCCGCAGCAATACCCAGCGTTAAAGATATTAGCATATCGTGGGAAAGTGCACAAAGCGTGTTTAAAACCAATACACTCCCACGGTTTATTAAAGAAACCATACGTACTTTTCCAGGTGCTCAAGCATTGCATGCCGATGCTTTTGGCACTCTTGTGAGTTTGGTATTTAATCGCGGCGGCAGCACCACTGGCAGCTCCCGCACCGAAATGTTAAATATAAAGGATGCTATTGCGCACAACCGGCCTGACATATACAACTATATTGCACAGCAAATTGTTGCTATGAAACGCCTTTGGGTTGGCAAAGGTTTGGATGGTTTGCTTACACGCCGCGATGAAGAAGCGCGTCTGGTCAAAAGCTGCGCTTGATAGACGCATTTAACAAAGAGCGACTGTTCACGTTTTGGCACAATAGTCTGTTTAGTATAAATACATTGTTATGCCACACTATACTGCTCCTCGCACGTTGTCTCGCAAAATTGAGGACTACCTTGATTACGGGTTTACCTCAACGTCCACTACGTCGGCCACATCCACCTCAACTGCATTTGATGGCTTCGGGCGCGCACGTGTAGCCGAACCATACACACTATTTGATAGCCAACATCGCTATGCTGAAAATAACAAATGGAATAATGTTTTTACTGGTACTGGTGCATCAACATATGTTGAAAATGAAAGTGCTGTAAATCTCACGGCGCCAGCTGGTGCCGGAACAGTTATTAGACAAAGTAATGTTGTATTTCCATATCAGCCTGGCAAATCATTGTTGTTGATGTGTAGTTTTGCATTTAGTGAAGCAACATTGGTCAACTCTAAAACCGTTACACAACGTATTGGTTATTTTAATGCTGATAATGGAATATTTCTTGAACAGACAAATGGCGCGCCTGATGTTGCAACAGCTCGTAATGGTGGTGGATTGCGTCTTGTATTGCGCTCTGACAGTGTTACTGCTGGCACTGGCAACTCAGTTGATTTTGCAGTTGAACAAGCAAATTGGAATGGTGATAAGTTTAATGGCACTGGAAGCAGTGGGCGAACGCTTGATGTATCAAAGGCTAATATCTTTTGGATGGATGTTGAATGGCTTGGTGTTGGCGATGTACGCTGTGGTTTTGTTGTTGATGGAAAAATGGTGGTAGCGCACACATTCCATAATGACAACATGAATGCTACTTCTTACATGACAACCGCGGTGTTGCCTATAAGATATGAATTGACCAACACTGGAACGACTAGTCCATATGTTAAGCAAATATGTAATACTGTAATTAGTGAAGGTGGTTTTAATCCAACTAGCATTACATACAACCAATTAGCAACCGCTAATATATCAAATCTTCGCACTGCTGCCACGGATGGGTTATTCTATAACGTTGTTTCAATACGATTAGCTACCGGTAAAACTGATGCTATAATTATTCCCACTGACATTGAATTGTTAGGAGAAAGTAACAAATCATATCAATGGGCTTTACTTCGGAACGCCACATTTGGCACCACTCCCACATGGACAACACATGCTGATTGTGGCACAACCCAATTTACAACAAGTGTATCAACGGTCACTGGTGGTGTATTGGTAAAGACTGGATATTTCACAAGTAACAGTGGAAGTGTTGCCTCAACTATTGCTGGTGATATTGCATTACAAATTGGCAGAACTATTGCTGGTGTGTCTGATACATATACTGTGGCTATTACATCGACTGGCACAAACGCAAGATATACAGGAAGCCTTGCATGGTATCAAATCATATGAAGACATTACAACAAATCCTAGAGACTCCAACATTTACTCTGTTTGAAGAAGCGGAATATGATGGGCGAGCAGTAACGCTCAACAAGCCATTTCGCAGCGATGACGATAAACATAAGTTTTATGTATATGTCAAAAACGAAAAAGACAATGTAATCAAACTTGGTTTTGGTGATCCCAACATGGAAATCAAGCGTGATGACCCAGCGCGTCTAAAAAGTTATCGTGCACGCCACCGTTGCGATACCAATCCAGGCCCAAAGTGGAAAGCTAACTATTGGAGCTGCCGTTTTTGGGAAGCTGGCAAGAGTGTTAGCGACTTGCTTAAGAAGTAAGTGATAAATACGTTTTGATATGAAACGTGTTCATGAATTGACCGAGAAGAATTTTCTACTGTATGCCGCAAACAATTATGATAATCCGCGTTGCCTTGATGTAAAGGAATTTCATGAAGATGTTAATCGCTTTAAGTACGTTAAAAAACTGCTAAAGAAATACCAAGAAAAAGGCATACTTCAGGAACGGCTGATTCTTAATCATCTTATTGTAATACACAATATGTTTCACATCGCACCAGCCACCCACATGTGTTTCTTTAAGATTAGCGAAACGCATTGGCCGGCATTAAAAACATTTTTACTCTATCTTAACTATATACCTGACGGCGAATATCTTAATATACCAATCGACTTGCGCGTAGCGCGGTCACTTCAAAAATTATAAATAACATATGGGATTCTTTTCTACTGCGACAGACACATATTTTGCATTTCGCTTTCTGCGATTGCTAACAACTCCTTGGGAAAAAACTGGAGCATACAAATTGGGTCTAATTGATGCTGAAGGCAAAGTATTGCGTAAGCCAGTTGACATGAGCGAGCGCAGCAAATATAATATTTTTCACAGGTTGGTGTTTCGTATCAAACGGCTGCTCAATAAGATTCCATTTGGTAAAACAACAGCTGCTAGCTATCTTGCTGCATTGTGGCTTATTAAAGAACACACTGGATTGAGCGACAAAACCATCGCGCGAGTATTGCATGAAGCAACAGGTGTTGCTGTTGATACACAAACTCTAACGGAAAGTACATGGTATGTTAATGCTGACAACACGCTGCAGCATGGAGTATATTCACTTGCACGCAATGTGCCGTTCCCTACCACCGGTGAAGAGTTGCAAATTATAAATACCCAAGTAACAGTAAAAGAAGATGCTGTGGCAGTTGGCACCATTTTGGGTGTACCAGTATATGCAGTGCATCATGTTAAAAGCAAACAAACTCTATTTGTAACACCACACGATCTTAAAAGATGAACGCTAAAGAAGATACAACCACCGCAAATGTTGCTCTACCGCCCACTGGCAACCGCCCGCATGACAACAGCGACACTATGATTCGTCGCAAAAAGTTTATGCAGTTTGATGTTAAGAGTGATACTTTTCGCAAGTTTGAAACTGGTCGCAATAAGTTTGAGCGCTGGAGCAAATACTTAAATCTACAAGATGACTCTGAAAAAGCAATTTATGATTATGCAATGAAAAACAGCGATCACACCATTGTATTGCGCAATGGAGATACTGGTGCAATGCGCAGTATACGCCGGCGAGCGCTCAATGAAGCTGATGAAAAAATAACCAACTTTGAGGGATTCTTTAAACCAGTTGACATTCAAATTGACTATGACCCAACTCAATTAAAAGCAGGTATAGACGTAGAATCAGAACACACACCTCATAAAGAAATTGCTACCATAATAGCTAAACATCATTTAGCTGAGGATCCTGAGTACTACGTTAAGCTTAAGAAGTACGTCGAGACTAAAGGCGCATAAACTGTAAAATAAAGATTTACATACGCGCGCATTCCATATATAATTTGTATACAAGGTAGGCTACTTGATGGTAGCCTATTTTTTTGCTAAACTTTCCTTAAACTACATGAATAACAACAATACCGCAATAACCATCTTCGATGAACAAACTAGCAGAAAACCAAATCGTTATCCATGGACTGAAGAGTTTATAAATGCTATGCATTCTGGGTTTTGGACCGACAAAGAATTTTCCTTTCAGCCTGACCTGCACGACTTTAAAACAGTTCTTGATGATCGTAGGCGCGAAATTGTTATACGCACACTAAGCGCAGTTGGTCAAATTGAAGTTGCGGTCAAAACTTTTTGGGCAAAGCTTGGCGATAATCTACCGCACCCATCATTGCAAGACCTGGGCTTTGTTATGGCCAACACTGAAGTGATTCACAACAATGCCTACGAACGTCTGATTAGTGTATTGGATATGGAAGATGTGTTTGAAGAGAATCTTAAATTGGAATGGATTCAGGGCCGGGTCAAATATCTTAAAAAGTATACGCACCGCTTCTATAAGGACAGCAACAAACAATATCTGTATGCGTTAACGCTCTTTACATTGTTTGTTGAGAATGTTAGCCTGTTTAGTCAGTTTTATATTATCAATTGGTTTAAGACTTTTGAAAATGTGTTGACACATGCTGACCAACAAGTTAAGTATACGCGCAACGAAGAAAACATCCATGCGCTTGTTGGTATTAAAATCATCAATACCATGCGGCAGGAATTGCCAGAAATGTTTGATGACGAATTGGAAGAGCGTATTGTTGCGGCTTCGCTTGAAGCATACAAGGCAGAAAGTAAGATTGTTGATTGGATGATTAACGGTATCAATGAGCCTGGTTTAAGCGCGCCAATTCTTAAAGAGTTTATCAAGAATCGTATCAATGAAAGCATGTCACAAATCGGATTCCGCAAACCATTTGAAATTGATGAAGCATTGATTGCTGAAACAATGTGGTTTGATGAACAGCTGCATGGCAACAACATGACTGACTTTTTTGCATCGCGCCCTGTTGAATATAGCAAGAAAAACCAAAGCTTTGGTGAGGACGACTTGTTCTAATATATAACTTTAGATTATGAGTACAGAAGATATTTACTGGCTAAACAAAGACAGCCGAAAGTTCCTGAGCAGAGGGTATGTCCTTGAAGAAAACGGCGAAACAGCAGAAAGCCGCATGCGCGATATTGCGGAGGCTGCTGAAAAACGACTGCAGCTGCCTGGCTTTGCGGACAAATTTGAAAGCTATCTACACAAAGGATACTATTCACTAAGCAGTCCTATTTGGAGCAACAGCGGCCGTGAACGAGGTTTGCCAATAAGTTGTTTTGGAACATACATTAGCGACACTCTTGAAGAGATTGCTGGTTATAAAATTGCTGAAATCTCCATGATGACAAAGAATGGCGGTGGCACAAGTGCATACTTTGGTGCATTGCGCGGCCGCGGTACTCCTATTAGCACTGGCGGAACAAGCACTGGCGCGGTACACTTTATGGAGCTGTATGACAAGCTGATGAGTGTGGTGTCACAAGGCAATGTGCGTCGCGGCAGCTTTGCGGCATACCTGCCAATTGACCATCCTGACATTGAAGAATTTCTAAAGATTAAAGGTGAAGGCCATACCATTCAAGACATGAGTATTGGTGTTACTGTTAGTGATGAATGGATGCGCAAGATGATTGATGGCGATAAAGACGCGCGTAAGACCTGGGGATTGGTAATTAAAAAGCGCTTTGAGAGCGGCTATCCATACTTATTCTTTAGTGATACCGCAAACAATGGTGCGCCTCAAGTATACAAGGACAAAGGCAAACTCATTCATGCAAGTAATCTTTGCTTAACCGGCGATACACTAATCGATGTATCAATTAATTCAGACGGAAGCGACCATAAATCAATTACACTTGAAGAATTCTGCTTTCTATTTAAATTAAATATTTGGGATAAGATATTTGTCAAATCGGTTAAAGATGATCAATCTATTTGGGCACAGGTTACTGTTGCAGAAAAGACTGGAAAAACAAATGAACTGATAGAAATCCTTAGTGATTGCGGGAAGACAATCAGATGCACGCCAGATCATAAGATTTTAACAAAAAACCGAGATTGGGTATGTGCTAAAGATCTTGTTGAATCGGATGAATTGATATTAGAATAAATCCTTATGTTCTGAAATACTCTTTATTATAAATACTGAGTATGGATTATAAACAAATATACAACGAATTGATTGTTTCAGCTAAATCTAAAAGTAGAACAAAAGATAAAATTGAAGAGTATTACGAATCGCACCACGTAATCCCCGATTTTATGTTTTCTACTAGGAGAGGAAAGGGCCCAAGCGGTCACTTACCAGGAAATTCAGAATACACAGAAAATAAAGTTTTGCTAACTGCTAGAGAGCATTTCTTTGCTCATTTATTACTTTGCAGAATATACCGAAGAACCCGTTATGAATATTCATGTTTATCGTCATTAATGCTAATGCTGGGTATCAGTAAGAAAAATACCAGAATGGCCGTTAACCGCCGGGCATTTAAAGACAGTATTGGTCAATCTAGCATTTATGAAAAATTTAGAAAAGCAGCTGTGACTAAAATCTCAGAGCAAAGAAAAGGAAAGATTGTTTGTAAAGATGCTATAACTAATGAAATGGTAGGGTCAATAGATTCAACGCATGAAAAAATTGTTTCTGGTGAATGGGTGCATCACACAAAAAATACAAAGCTAACCGATTCACATAAGAAAAAGATTTCCAATTCAAACACCGGATTAAAAAATGGTAATAGCCGCGGATATACTGATCAGCAATTGGTTGATAGTTATATTAAGTGTTGCAATAACATGGGATGGAACGTTGGACGATTAATATGGCTTAAATATTCAGCGAAGTATAATGAACCATATATATTACACATTAAAGAATTTAGATTTAACGGTAAAGGTTTTAAAGGGTTAAGAGCTATCGCCAGTGAGACGATAGAGTATGAATACATAGATAAATTTTATTTAAGAAAAGACACAAAAGAGTTTTACAATAAAGCAATACAAAAATGGCTATAACAATTAAAAAAATTACATTAGATAAAGAGGTGGATGTATTTGATATTACAGTACCTGAAACGGAAACATTTTTTGCCAATGGCATTGCTGTTCATAATTGCAATGAAATTTATCTCAGTACATGTAAAGACGAAAGCTTTGTTTGCAACCTGTCATCAATTAACCTTGAGCGTTGGGATGACCTGAAGGATACCGATGCTATTGAAACATTGGTATATTTTCTCGACAGTGTTATGACAGAATTTATTGACAAGACTGAAGGAATGGCACACATGGATGCACCTCGTCGTTTTGCAATCAATCAGCGTGCATTGGGAGTAGGCGTTCTTGGATGGCATAGTTATCTGCAAAGCAAGAGCCTAGCATTTGAGAGTATGCAGGCGAAGATGGAAAACATTGACATCTTTAAAACACTGCGTGAAAAATGTGACAGTGCCACGGCGCAACTTGCACAGATTTATGGTGAACCTGAATTGCTCAAAGGGTATGCGCGGCGCAATGCTACAACAATTGCTGTTGCACCAACTACTAGCAGTTCATTTATCCTTGGCCAAGTAAGTCCAAGTATTGAACCACTCAACAGCAACTACTTTGTTAAAGATCTTGCAAAGGGCAAATTTACATACAAGAATCCATACCTAACAAAGTTGTTAAAGAGCAAAGCCTTAGACAACACTGAAACATGGCGTGATATTCTTATTCATGGCGGCAGCGTTCAACACATGACCGCGCTATCAGACGAAGAAAAAGCAGTATTTAAAACCTTTGGAGAAATTCCCCAAAAGGAAATTGTTATACAAGCCGCTCAAAGACAACGCTATATAGATCAAGGGCAAAGTCTAAATTTAATGATTGCGCCAAAAGCCAAACCAAAAGAAGTAAACGAACTAATGATTTTTGCATGGGAAAGTGGAGTCAAAGGATTGTATTACCAACGCAGCGCAAATCCTGCTCAAGAATTAGCGCGTAGCATCATGACATGTTCAACATGTGAAGCATAACTCCTATGATTGAAACCAACAAATGCCCGCGTTGCAAACATATTTACGAAATCATTTGGGACGATGATAGTAGCGAATACTACAATGATGTTGAAGAAGACACCGATGAATTTGGTGAATTTGATGAGCTATACCCGTGTCACTGTCCGTTCTGCGGAATTCAGCGTGACTACAATTCAGAAGTTGATTCCTGTGATGATGATTTGCTATGATATATAATACATGGAATGGTATTATCACGGGCAAGTGTTTGACACCTCTGCGGCA